TCGCACAGTTGGTATTTTAAAGTTTTACATTCTGTTTCTGTCTCTACGCCTGTCATTTGTATAAGCCATTTTATACAATTAGTTACAGGAATAAGACCGCCGCCGCCGCCGCCTGTGTTTGTAGGATTCTGTACAATTATAACAGCCATATTTTAAGAATTAAATTTTAGTCTATATTTCTTTTCGTATTCTTCGAACTTGGATCGACCTATCGTTAAGAATAATTTTTTACCTAAGTAAAAAACTACTATATCGTAGTCTTCTACATAGTAGTAGTCCAGCCTGTGTATTAATTTCTTCATATTTCGGCGGAAGACTTTGCTGCGGATTCTCTTTCGCGTAATCTATTTACTGAATCTAAAGCAGTAGTAAACTGTTCTACCATTTCGTCGCGCGTTTGCTGTAAAACTTCTGTTTGTTTTTGCCCTACAGCTTCCGCTATTATTTCGGCATTACGAACAGAATCTTCTTCGCTTATTCTTAAGTTCATATTTCCGCGCATTGCAGAACTAAAATCTGCTGCAGAAGCTACCTGCGGAATAAAGCCGCCTGCTTCATATTGAAAGTAATTCCCAGAAGACCTTCCAGAAGACCTTCCGCCGTAATAGTTAGCTAAATTTTGAGACACAGAAGAAGCCCCTGGAATTCCTATTCGTTTGTAAATATCTTTACCAGCTATACTTTCTAAAGCCGACTGCTGTCTTTCATTCATTATTAACTCATTACCGCGCGCTTCACCTATAAAACTTCTTCCGCCTTTTTTTACTCTAAACTTTACGCCGCCGTTACTGTGGTCTGGTCCCTGTATAAGTCCGCCAGACTTTGCAGGAAAAGAAATTCTTCCGCCGTTGTTCATATGCCACATTAAGCCGAAGGCGTCTTTAGCCTGTGTTAAGTTGTTCGGGTCTGTGTTTCCGCCTTCTTCGAATTGTGCAATAGCGCCGCGAACTATTCCGAAAGCAGCTTTTACTAATCCTGTAAGAAGTGCAATTCTTGGCGCCGCAGTTGCCCCAAATGTAGCAACGGAATCGGGCTGCGCTAAAGACTGCGCTGTAATAGAAGCTATAAGAAACTGCTCTAACGCTTGAATAGCTACGTTAATAAGACCTTTGTAAAATTCTTTTACGTCCTTTTCCTGGTCACCAATAAAAGAACCTATAGCGCTTCCTATTCCTTCGATAGCGCTTCCTAAAATTGCAGCGCTTCTTTCTTGAATCTGCGCACGTTCCGCAGCAGCCTTTTCTTCCTGGTCTATTAAAACTTGGTTCTTTTCTTCGTTGATCTGCTGTTCCCTTTCTGCTATCTCTTTAAGCTTAGCTATTCTTTCTTCGTCCGTTAACGAAGGGTCGTTTTCTATTAGTTGTTCGCGCCTTTCTAAATATTCCTGCTCTATTCTTATAAGTTCGTCGTACAGTTCTTTTTCTGCAGTAATCCTTTCGGCGTTTGTAGCGTCCGTTCCTATCTCATTATTAAAATCTGTTATTGCGCCGAATTCTTCTGCAGTCCGATCGTTATTAAGTGCAGCTTCCGCTTCCTGGAATGTATTATCTGCTGCAGAATCTAAAGCTTCTTCTCTTTTCTTTTTTAGTTCTGCGATCTGTATGTCTAAAGCCTGCTTTATAAGTTCTGTCTGCTGCGCTATCTGTGTTTCGTCTCCTAACAGTTTTCCTATTTCTGTTTCTGAATCGCCGACTAAAGCCGCTTTTTGTCTTTCGTATTCTTCCAGGTCCGTAAGATTCTTTTCTAAAAGCTTCGCCTGTCCGTCGCCTATTTCATTTTCTAATTTAGAAATATTTGCTGCAGCCTTTTCTTTGTCCTGCTCGAATTTCTTTTCTGCTGCTGCAGCGTCCTTTTCTACTTTCCTTTTTTCTGCTTCCGACTTCTTAATTTCCGCTGCGTTACTTTGTGCTTCTTCCCTTATGGATTTATTAAGCGCCCTGGTAGCTGCAGCCTGTTTCCTTTTCCTTTCTATTTCTAATTCTTCCGCCTTACTTCTGGCTTCGTTGTCTTTTGCTATTCCTTCGTTAACTTCCTGCAGGGCTTCCGCGTCGGCTGCAATAATTTCAGCTAGTGTTTCCCTTCCAGCTTTCCTTCCGCCTGCGCCTTCTTCTGCGAATCCGAAATATTCTTCTACGCTGTCGGGTATAATTAATTCGAAACTATTTGCTAAGAAATTTCCTACGCCTTCTAATCCGTTTCCGTCTTCGAACTCTTTTTTAAGCGCTCTAAAATTAAGAAGAACGTCGTTAAGTAATGAAGTTCCGAAAGCTTTCGCCTTAGTTCCTATAGAATCAAATGAAGTTCCAAGTCCTGCAAGTTGTGAAGCTAAAAGGGTCTGTTCTTCGTTTAAGTCCTGGGTCGCCTCTATGCTTGTTCGAAGTCTTCTTTCGTAGGCGTTTTGACTTTCGCCTATTTCTTCATTTGCCGCTACTATAGATTCTTTTACGATTTCATATACTTCTTTAAACCCACCAGAATCTTCGCCTGCACCTTTAAAAACATCTGCTGAAATTATAGCGTAGTCCTGCAGGTCTGCGCCGCCTTCTTCTAATGCTTCGCCTATTTCTAAAATAGCGTCTTTCGAAGAAGTCGTTCCTTCTCTTATTCTCTTTTCTATATCTGCAGCGAAGTCGTTTCCTAAAGTAGATTCCAAAGCGTCGAACTGTGTCTTCGTAAGTTCCTTAAGTGAAAGGTTTGCTTCCTTAACAGAATCTACTACCTTATCCGAATAGGTTCCTTCCTGTGCAGCTATTACGTTAAGCTGTATAAATTCTCTTAATGAAAAACCAGCGTCAGCTATTAGCTTCGGATATTCCCTTAGGGAATCTAAGAAGTTATCCCTGGCTAATTCAGAGTCGCCCAAAGAAATAAGCCCTTCTGTTATTTCGTCGATCGTAGTATTAAAATCTTCGCCGAATCCTTTCTGCGTGGCGTTTACTATTTCTAAGCTTCTGTCGAATTCCTGTCCAAATACTTCTGAAAGTGTTTTCGTTCGTGCAGTTACGTTCTGCAAGTCTTCGCCTACTAATCCTGTAATAGCTCCGACCGTCGCGAAAAGCTGTTCATATTCCCTGGTAACGTCTATCGCATAATTCGCCGAAGCTAAAGCTGTAGCAGCTATCGCAGTTCCGACAATTCCTGCAGGACCTAAAACCCCAGCTATTCCCTTAAGTTCTGAAACAGAAGGAAGACCCAGCGCGCCAAGTCCGCCGCCTACGCCGCCAGAAGCAAAGCCTAAAGCACCCTGGCCAATCTTTCCGAGTATTCCGCCCAGGTTTAAGCCGTCTAAAGCGGAAGCGTAATTTCCTATATTAGAAGTAAAATCGTTTATTCCCTGGTCGAAGTCTAAAACTTCCTGTTTCGTATCTTTTGCTTTCTTCTGTAATTCATTATAAGAACGAACTGCGCTTTCTAATTCTGGGTCTAATCTTTTTAGCGCTACTTCATTCTTCCCGAACTGGTCTGCTAAGTCTCTAATTTGCTTAGGGACCAGGCGTAGTTCTTTTCTCATATCGGAATAAGCCCTGGCTAATCCTTCGATAGAATCGTCTGGAATTGAATCGCCGAATTTCTGGTAGTCCCTAATAGACTTATTTAGTTCTTTGTTTACTTCCTTCTTTTCTTCCCGAAGAAGTCGCTGGCTTACTTTTAAATCTTCCACAGCTTTCTTATTTCCTTCCAGTCGATCAGTAAGGGTTTTAGACTGTGCAGAAAGTTCTTTGTATTCGTCGGAAGTTTCCTTCCCAGAATTCTTAAGGCTTAAAAGTTCTTTTTTTACATCGGATAAGCTGGTAGAAGTACCAGTAGAATCTTTTTTAAGGTCTTTCATTTGTTGACCTATACCAGAAAGCGCGTCTTCTAATCTTGCTACGTCCCGAATAGAATCTTCGGAGCCTTCTATATTGATTATTAAACTAATCTTTTCCGTCATAGTGACAAAGATATAGCAAAAAAGAAATATTACGCACCGTTTTAATATAATGGAAAGCCCAGGAATAACGTTATAGCGTTATTTTCCTGGGCTTAGTTGGTGTTAACAGTTGCTTCTTATTTATTAATTATTTCATAATAATAGCTTTTTTGATTAGAAAAAATCCTTTCTGGAAATATGTAAACCAAATATAAGCATTTTTATTCTTCTGTTATTTTCGTCTTATTCATACTACAAAGCCCCGTTCTAACTTAATGGAACAGGGCTTTTTCTAAGGTGTTTTTTGTAGCGCATACAAGATTCGAACTTGTGACCTCAAGGATATGACCCTCGCGAGCTACCAAACTGCTCCAATGCGCAATGCAAATATATTTATTTATTTTATAATACTTACGCCTACCTTTAAATTTATCCTTATTTCCTTATCGAAGTGGCATTCCTTAAGCGTCTGGTTTACTGCGTATTCGTCTTCGAATTGCTTTACGTGTGTTCGAAGTTCTTCGCAGAATGTGCTTAAGATATGGTTTAAGTTTTCTTCGCTTTTGTTCTTTTGCTGGTCCCTGTGTCTGGTGATTTTCATAACTAAACTTTTACCAAAGATATAGGGAATTTTTCGGAAGCTATTTTCATCTAATTATGTCCCTTTAGATGTTTTAAATTGAACAGATAGCGCAGTCTGTATCTTCGTCTACTATTTCTACAGACCTTCCCCAGTAGGACCCTAATTTAGTAGCTAAATCGTCCGCCTTCTTCATGTAAGAAGGGAAGAAGATTCTAACTAAAAATAATTCCCATTGGTGCATATTTTTGCATGGTAAGCAGTTGTTATGTTTGAAGACTCTATAACTATTTCGCCGCCAGTTAAAACCCTTAGAACTATAGTCCGCAATTATAGCGCGCTGGTTTTCATTAAGTAAATGTCCGTTTTCTATTATTGCTTTTCTTATTCTATCGTCTGTCCATTTCAAAGAATAGATTTCTGGAAACCAGCCGAAATATTTTAAGACTATACTAAAGCAGTCTTCGTCCGAAAGGTGTCTTATTAAGTATTCCTTCTTTTCTACCTTCCTATCTATCTGTCTTTTAATCCTGGTCCATTCGTGACGAACATAGCCGACTATATCAATGTCTATTTTATGCCTGGACATAAAGTCTAGCATTAAGTTTATTTTTAAAACGCGTGTACAGGGTGTTATTTTAGGCTGCGGAATTCCCTTAAATTCATTTTCAAAGAAAGTAAGTATAGAATTATCTGAATACTCAAAGACTACGTTTTCGAATTTTCCTTTAGCGTATTCGACCAATTCTAAAACAAACTTCTTAGTATCTGTAGAATGTTCTTCCAGGTGTGAATAATAAAGAAATAAATTACTGGGCTTATCTTCTACTAATTCGGCTAAATAGATTAAAGCAGCCGCAGAATTTATTCCGCCGCTTAACCCTATCATTACGTTTTTATCTGAATAGTTTACGTCCTGTAATGTCTCAAAAAAAGATAACTGCATTTATTGTTATTTTCATAATTTTAGTTTCTTGGAATTCGTGTAGACTGCTTCTTCCTGCGCTTAGTCTTTTTACTAATTAGTCCCAGGCTTATTTTTTTCCTTTCTTCCATTTGGTCGATATAGTCCTGGGTAGATACTCCTAAAATAGTGAAAGGCTTAATTCTGTTCTTTGGCATAGTTTAAAGTTTCACATTCCTGTTGGTTCGTCGTCTTTTTTGATCGGTAATTCCTCCTGGTTTATTTTCCAGGTCTTAACGTGTTCGCCGAAAGCTGTATAAGTTGCTTCCTTCGGTCGGAAGTCGCCAGTAGTCGGCGCGTCGTTTTTGTTCTCTACTTTAAATCCTAATTCTTCTTCGCCTTCACAGTAAACGCTAGTTATTCCTGTTACGTAATCATAAGAAAATACCGAAGCGAAAGTTTCTTCTTCGCTTACTCCGATGGGATCGACAAAAATTATTCCTTCTTTTATTGTTTTAGTAATTGGGTCGTCGATAATTAAAAACTCCATACATTCTGGTTTTGGCTCGTCTACGACTTTCATTCCTAATTTAAATTCTTTCGCGAAAACAGGCTTTTCTGTCGGGTCACTCAAATCGAATTCGATAGGTTCTGGATTATCGAAAACTTTAGACCTGGGAATAGCTATAGCTTCCTCGTAGATTCTTCTATCGACTATCGTTCCCGAACCTGGTAGAATTCCAGCGAATCCGCTTTCTATAATATACTGCACTATAAGTAATTCGGGTCTTTCTATCTGTAGCTTTTCGTATTCTTCTTTTGTTAAGTTCATTTTAAAACATATATAATACCAGTTAATAATAAAATTCCTAAGCAAATAACAGCCATAACATTTACTAAAGATATTTGCGCAATCTCTAAGCCGTTATAAATCTTGTAGCCGTCTTCGTTATAAATTCCTTCGATAGCTGTTCCGTATTCTATAGCGATTCGAATAGCTTCTTTACATCTTGTTTCTTTTGTAGCAGTAAATTCTATTAAGCCTTCTACGCCTTGCAGTTTAAGTTTATACTTCATTGATCTTCTTTGTAGTAGTTAAGTAAGCTTTAATTCCTTAATTATTTGAAGGTGATAGTATAGGTTATTATTAAAATCTTTTCTTTTCCTGTATATATCACCAGCGTATTTAATGTATTCTGCGGAACGTGCTGTAGGGTTCTTGAATTCCTGTTCAGAAACTTCTCCTACTATCTGACTTTCATTTAAAGTATTATTTCTTCTAATTAATTTTTCTGTATCTACTATTTCCCCAGGAATAGGGTTTTCTATTTTGAACTTAGATACGCCTTCTATTTCTAAGGAAAGCTGTTCTTCAAATAAAGTTTGGTAGGCTTCTCCTATCCTATAATCTAATCCGTTTCTAATCTTTACCAAATTAGTTTTTAAAAAGTCTATGTATTCTATAATCTTAAAACTTTTAGGCGAAGACCTTAGCGCTTTTATAATGATAGAACATATCTTACTATCGACCCTATTTCCTTCTTCTATAATAGCTTCTAATTCTGCAGCGTGTTTAAGTAGGTCGCGTTTTGTTAATACGCGAAGTTCTTTTATTCTTAATTTCTTTTTCATTCTTAAATATTGTAGGTTAAAAAATTACTTCTTAGAAGCAGCCTTCTTCGGCGGCGTCTTCCTTACTGCAGTCTTCTTCTTAGCCGCTGGCTTTCGCGCTGCAGTCTTCTTTTTGATCGGCGCTTTTTTTCGCGCAGGTTTCTTCTTCCCTGGAATTACTTCTTCATATTCTACTTCTTCCGCTTCATCTACTAAAGAAGTGATTCCCATAGTGTCCGCCATTCTTTTAACGTCGTTATCTGAATAGTCGTCTAAAGCTTTTCGGTAGCCGTCTAAAGCTTTCTTCGCGCCGCCTTTCTTAATAGAACCTTCCAGTTCTAAAAGTAATCGAGTCGCTGTTACTTTTCCCTTATAGCCTTCTATAATTAAAACCTGTACTAACGCTACCATATGTGTAATATGCTTCCTGGTTCCGTAACGCTTTATAAGAGGCTGGAAGGCTGGCGTATCTAAAACGTGTTCGAAGGCTGGCTGCTCTAAAAGTGCTTTTACTAAAGTCTTCGTGTTTTTTTGCCCCTTCTTCCTGCCAGGCTTCGGACTTCCTGGCTGTCCGTACTGATATTTTTCTAAATGCTTCGCGCTTCTTTTTGCCATCTGTGGAATTTTTATTCTTTATTCTACAAAATAAGGGTTTTAAAATTTCAAAAAGGATAAAATTTAATTGTTCGCGCCTTATTCGAAGTCATTCTTAATAAATTCGCCTATTATAGAAAGCTTCTTCCCTTGCTGAAATAAACTAAATTGCTTTCTGGTTTCCTTTAATTCTAAAGAATAACCGAAGTCCTGTAAATCCTTCGTCTTTGCTACTAAGTAGTCTTCTTTGTAGACTGTTCTTCCGTTCTTAAGCGTAATAGTTTCTTTTTTTTTGTTCTTCACTCTATAGGTTTTAATATATTAGGCGCGTCTTCTTTGATCTGATTATAAAGGTTTTTAAATCCTCTACCGTCCTTAATTGTTTTTCCTGTCGCCCAGCCGCTATATGGATAGTAAGTAATCCAGCAGTCGTCTAAGTGCATAAATCGAAAGCTTTTATTTGTCATAGGATAACAGATATAGCCTAAAGACTCTATTTCCTTTAAAGTTCTTTCGTACCTGGTAGGCTCTAAACGGTTCTGGCGTTCTTCGTTAAGTCGTTTTCCCATTGGATTAATCATTCATTTCATCATAACATTGTTCGCAAACAAAATTTTCTTCAATTTGTCCGCCGTCTATGTCTGTTTTAAATTCTTTTTCGTTTTTAACTTCCTCGCAAATTGAGCATTGAAATTCTTCTTCCATAATTTATTTATTTTTTGATTCGATTAAGTTTAAAGTAATATCCTGCTATAAAGCCCTGTTCGCTGTTTCTAAATAACTCTATGTTCGGGCTGTCTCTATTCTTACTTTTTGCATATTGTCGCGCTATGTTTGGAAGGTAGTCGCGTTCTGGTGTCTTACTGATCGCTTTAAGCTTTAGTTCTAAATAAGCTATTCTGTTTTCTTTGGTCATAGAGTTTAAATATTAGTGTTTTCTGTTCCGCGAAAATGGATTTTTTTTAATTAGCCTAAAGGCTATAGGTTCGTTTTTAGACCTAATCCGAAGTTCTGTAATTAAGGATAAGTCGTTCCTTTTAATTCCTGTCGTTTCGTCTAAAAAAACGAAATCAAAAACCCTTCCTCTAATATTATGAAAGTCTAAAACTTTGAATTCTATAAAAGATTTACTTCTTAATTCGATTCTTTTATTATTCCCTATAATAAATACTTCTTCTAAGTCGGTCAAATATCCGACTATTTGTCTAAAAATTGTCTGGCTCTGAAGGTGTCTATTTTTTGTAAAAAAGACTATTCTTAATTCCTTACTCAATGAATCTATTAATACTTTATTTATTTGTTCGCTTATCATAGAAGTTTCATTTTGCGAAGAATAACGCCTGCCCTTTTTTCTATTTTAGAATGCAAATACCTAGCTTCTAAGATACATTCGAACCAATTATAAGAACCGTAATTAAGCCAGGCTGTAGTAAGCAGAAAAGAAAACTTTCCGCCTGCCTTCATTAGTATCTTATCTTTAGGGGCGCCCCTTTCATTTCTGGGAATTAATTTACAAAGGTTTCCGCAGGCGCAAAATTCCCATTCTACAGCAGTATCCTGTAATTTTTTTAAATCCTTCTTAGTAAAGTCTTTCTTATCCTGGTGTAGAATTTTATACCAGTCTTTAACCTTAGAAGGCTTTCCGATCGTAGCTGAATAAGGAAGGTCGTAAACCGTTTCTAATTTTTTTTCGTGTTTCATTTAATTTAAGTTTTTTTGTTCTTCTTCACATTTTGGAAAAATATGCTTTCCAGTATTTAAACATTAAGTTTTTATGTTCTTCATCAAATGTTGGAATACTATATCTTTCTATTTCTTGTGCGTTTGGAAGCCTTTCGGTTCCGCAGGTAAAGCAGCGCATCTTAGTATAGCATTTAGGACCAGTAGTCGTAGGTTCGAAAATATGCTTTCCAGTATTTAAACAGTTAGCTGATTTAGAATAAATACTTATAAGAATAGATACAGTATAAACGAAAAGCTTTTCGCATTTTGGGCATTCTGTTTCGTGGATTAAGTCTTCGCTATAATCTTCTAATTCTATTCTGTGTATGTGCTGGCAGTATGGACATTCTGTCTGGTAACTCATTTTTTATATTTCTAAAACTGTGAAAACCTTACAAATTCTTTCTTCGTGGTTTATGGTTATTCGATCTATATAAATAGAGTGAAGATATTTTTTTCCGTCTTCGTCTAATTCCTTATTATCTTCTGTTCCTAAGTCGCATTCTATATCGAACTGTTCGCCTGTTGGAATCTGAAACCAGAAAAGACCGCCTAAATATCTTTCTAAAATAGTTCTAACTTTTGCTAAATGTTCTTTTGAATGAGTCCCTATGTTATCTTCTATTATGTATTGCTTTTCCATATTGATTTTTTAGTTGTTTAGTTAAAGTTATAAAGTCTTTCTTCCCTGGGCTTCGTGTAAGTCTTCTTAAATACTGGCGAAGAATACTTCGGAAGGAAGCCAGGGTTTTTCTTCCTTCCTTCCGAATTAAATCTTCCAGCGTGCCTATTGTATCGCTTAACTGCTATTCGCCTTAATTCGTCCGCTGATTTCTGTAAAGCGGCGGCGGCTCTAAATGATGCAGCCTGCATTTCTATTCTGTGATTATCTAAACATCCGCAGAACCTATTCTTAATTCCACAGCAGCAGCATTCTTGTTCTGGATTAATAGCCATTTTATTCTAAAATAAATCCCTTAGGCTTTGGAGCCGCCAGCTTTAAGAAGTCTATTTCTTCTTCCGACAAATAAGAAACTATTCCCATATATACTAAGAACTGGTCTGCAGGGTCGCGCTGTTGCTCCGAATGAATTACTATAAGCTTAGCTGTTCCTTTGTTGAAGTCGTCTATAACTATGTCGCCTTCCCTAATTTTTTTCGAACTCCAAATAGACGCGCAATGAACTAAGCCAGGATAGCGCGAAATTAAATATTCTACATTATGCCCCCAGTATTTTTTTCGGAAGTCGTGAATGTTTCCGCATTTAATAGCAGCAGCTTCTTCTAACTGCTTTTCGAACTCCTGCAGGTTCGCTTCTTTAGGATTGAACTTCTTTTTTTGCTTTGCTGGAAATAACCAGGCTAAAATTTTAGACATTGCTATTCTGTTTTTTGTAATGATATTTTAATTCGTTTTTAAAAAAGCTTTTTAGGTCGCCGCTATAATCGAAAGAAGAAAGCTGGAAATTTAGAACCCTATTTAAGACCATAAATTTATTTATATTATAGAATCCTAGCTTGGCCTTCTTCTGGCTTTGTATTTGTCGCGCCCTTTCTTGTTCATTTATAAGATGTTCTGCCCTGCGAAAACTTCCTACCTGTTGCCAGTATTTTTTAGGCGCTAATATTAAGGCGCTATAGATTAAATTATCTTCTAACGAATCCATTCTATCATAAAAAGACTTCCTTAAAATTTCTTCCTTATGTTTATCAATATCAAAGACGAATTTTCGTTCCCTATATCGCTTCTTCTTCTTTGTAATAAAATAAACAGGAAAGCTTACTATTATTTCGCACATTGGAAAAGTCATTTTTTTAATACTAACCCTTTCTAATGGTCCTACAGAAACGCTTTCTAATTCTAATAAAAAGCCAGGGTCTATTCCTGTGTAGTCTTTATAGACTTTCCTAATAATATCTTCCGCGAAAACCAATTCCTTTAATCGAAGGTTCTGTTCTTCGCAGGATTCGTTTACTGATTCTAAGCCAATTAAACACATATTACAAAAAATTTTCGCTTGAAATAATACAGGAAATACTTTCTATGTCTATTAAAATTTCTGGTTCCTGGTCTTCTTTGTCTTTCATAAAGAAAGTAGAATAACCTAAGTCCTGCTGGATTATTAATTCCCGAAACTGTTGCGCCGAAATTTTAAATTTAAAGCCGTTTTTTAATACTACTAACTTCATTTCTATTTTTTCATTTTTAAATAAGTAATAAGCTTTTCGCCTTCTGGCTGTTCGATCGGTTATAAGACTTCTAATCTTTTTGCTATTTGAATCATCTATAGTACTTCGAATCTTTCTACTTCTACGTTTTGATCTGTCCAGAAAGCTTCTGGCTTTCTTCCTACTGCGTAGTAAACATTTTCATACTCTAAGCCTTCTTCCTTACAAAGCTTCTTAAGGTTTGAATAAAACCTCCTGGCAGAAAGTTGTTCTTCTTTAAATTGTCTGAATTCGTAAATTCTACTTCGTGGCATTCTCTTTCTTTTAGTAATTGAATAAATTTGATATAACAGCGCTTTCGTAAGCCCTGTAGAATTTCTTAAAGCTTTTCTTTGGGTCGTGAATGTAGTTATGAAGAAGCGGCGCACGTTTCGCTATATATGCTTCGCCTTCTTCTGTTACATAAATAAGTCCTGCGTGTTTTGGGACTTCTTCTTTCTTTACCATTGCTTCGGGCGTAGCGAACCAGAATCTATTAGGAAGTCTTTTTCCTGTAGTGTCTATGTAGCGAATTCTGGTTCCTATCGTTTCTGTAAAAGTTTCGTTCGCTATTATTGCGCCTGTCTGTCTATTAAATCTTTCGTAAGACCTTATTTCTGTAAGTTCCATATTTATAACCGAATCCCTTCTTCTGTCTACTTTCCATTCTCCTTCTTTCTGTACAGCGATCTTCTTAGATTTTAAGCAGGCTTCGAATTCCTTATGTTTCTTTTTCTTAAAGTCTGCGCGAAAATCTGATCTGCTAATCTTTATTTCTGCTTCGTAGCAATACAAAGAAGTAAGAAAAGAAAGCCAGTCCTGTTCTGAATTAAAATAAAAGGAATTAACTATCTTATAAGGGTGTGACTGCCACAATTCCCAAAGCGCCTTCTGAATAAGTTTTTCTGTAAGATTTGTGTTCATTGCTTTCTTAAAATTTCTTTTAAATATTTATCCGTAATATAAACTACTTCGAAGCCTGTAGCGTTCTCTATTATTATTCCATATTCTAAAGCCTGCAGGTCCGAATTAAGACTGAATCTTCGAACTATCTTTTTTCCTAAATATTCTAAGACAAATAAATAAAGCATAACTAAACAGTTTTATATTCTAGCAAATTGCTTTTTTCTATTTGAGCCTGCACCCTGGAAAGCTGCTTAATAAATTCTTCGTTTGAAGAATGAAGAATTTTAATAGCGTCGTTCTTTTCATCTACTTCTAAGACTTTAAAATAATCCAGCCTTCCCTTTTTGTTAACGAACTGAAAGCGCATTCCTGCAGATATCAAAGTAGGCTTAGTCTTACTTAATACTTTTACTTCTTTGTCTACCATAGCCGCCCCTGTATTTCGTTGTTATTGTATTCGCCTATCATTTGATCGACTTTTTTCTCCTGCGCCTTAGATTGGTTTAAGACTTTATATTCCCGACCTTCATTAAAGTACTTCTTCTGTAGAAGTCGCATAGACTGAAATTCTAAAATAAGCTTATCTGCTGCTTTTAATCTATCCTGTAATTTCATTTATTTAATTTTTCGTTTATAAATCTTAAAGTAATTTTATCTACTATCCATTCAGTCGGCGAATTCATTAAGCGAAGAAGACCTTTCTTTCCTTCGCGCTGCCAGGTCTTAAATGCTACTTCGTAGGAAAGATTATGGCTTCCTGTTATTGGTGTTTTCTTCTTCTTCATTTTAAACCCTTCCTACCTTTTTCTTATATGGAAAAATGCCATAGATAATATAAGCGCCGCTTTGAATTTTTTGCTCCAATTCAGAAACAGTTTTAGGAAGCCTTACGTTCTGTTCGAATAAAATATATACTGCTTTTAAATAATAAAACTGTTGGGCTTCACTTATTTTATATTTCGGATTCTCTACATAATTCTTAGAATCTATTATTTTATGTCTTTCCGCCCAGGTCTTTTTATCGTAGGTAAAATTTCCACAGCCGCAGTAGGTAGAGGCAGAATAATAACCTGGATTAAGAATACTTCTGCTTTCATGGAATTGAGAATAAGAGGCGATCGAATTAAAAATAAAAAGTAGTGTAATCAAATTTTTCATAAGTATTTTTTAGAAGCCAAAAGTTCCTATTAAGGTTCCGCAGCTTTTTAAGATTAAAGAAATAAATAGTACGAATAAAATAAGACAGCCTATAGATTGTAAGAAATTTATAACTGCTTTTTTTTGGTCTTCTTTCATTGAAAAAGTTTTAATTGAACATTATTTTTTAATTCTAACTTCTGTCTTCGGACTGCACTAATAGAAGAAGCCATTATAGAAACGCGTTCTTCCATTCCTTCCAGCCAGTTATTAATTTTTTTTTCGTCTGTCTCTACCCAATAACCAGCACGACCAGCTATAAGAATTCCTGTAGGAAGACCCAGGCGGCGCAAAATATTAACGACCTTACGAACCTGGGCAGAAGAAATTTTAACTTCGTTCGCTAAGCAAATGTCCCGAATTCCAAAATTCGTTATAGCGTAGTCTTCGCCTATCCTATGAACTAAAATTCTGCGAACCATAGGAAGGAAGATATTCTTTTCCTTTTCCGTTAGTGGCGCAGTTATTTCTTCGAATCCCTTTACCATGCTTCTTCTTTATAGATAAAATAGACACAGTAAGCACATATAGCAGCTACAGTAAGCTTAAATAAAAATTCGTACATAGTTGATCGTTTTAATATATTAGTTAGAATAGAACTGATAGCCGCAATTCTTACAGGCAGTATTATTTAATTCGCTGTCGCAGAACTTTGTAGGAACGTAAGCTGGTAATTCGCAGCACTTTTTAGGATTATTTCTAATTTGTCTAACTCCTACAGAACGGTAATCCATTAGTAGAAGATAAACTTTGTGATTTCTGGCTTTTTCTAAAATACTAATTCTGTTCCTGGACATATCTATCTGCCTGGTAAATTCTTGTACTTCTTCCATTTCTAAAAGAACTTCGCTGCTGGCGTTCTTTATCCATTCTATAAAGCCTTCTGAAATTTCGCTTCCTACTGTTTCTTTTATTGATCTCATTCTAAATTAAGTTTTGTTTGTTCGAATTTTGGTTCTGGAATTATAAATCCGCTTTTCTTTCCAGCCTTAACATTTTGAAAAGCTAAGTAGACGCCTTTAAAAATTATATAATCTTCGATCTTCCTTCCCTTAGACTTCTGCTTAGCTTTGTATTCTTCGTAAACTGCTAAGCAGTTAGGTTCGTCTTCTCCTAAGTTTATTCCTTTATCCATACTGCGAAAAAATAATTTGTTTTTAATCTTATTAAGGTGACTGTAACGCCGTTAAAAATTAAGTAAGGGAAGGCGACTGGCTTATTATAAATAATGTCGTAGAATTTTTCTGGTACAATTATAAAGCATTTGTTTTCTTCGCCTTCCCTTCTTTGTGTAGCTTGAATAAAGAACCTGTAGCATAGTTCTATTACCTGTATTTTATTCAAAGTATTTATTAAACTTCGTTCTTAATATCAAAGAAAAGTCCAGTAAGTCTTTTTCTAAGTCGTCGCAGATAGCCCTTCCCTGGACAGAAAGACCTTCTGGGAAGCTTACTTCTGGTAAAGCAGAAGTCAAATAGGAAGAAATAATCTTCTTATCTTTTAAGGCTACCTGGTCTAAGGCTTCCTGCTTCGGCTCTACTATAATCTTCTTAGGTGCTGCTATTGTAGAAGTAGAAACTGCAGGACCAGAAGAAGTCGTAGGCGTCTGAATCCTTTTAGAAAGGTCTTCGCCTGCAGGTCTATTGTTCTGGGCTTCTTTTAATTTTTTCGCTTGTTCTTCTGCGATCTTCGCAGCTTCCGCTTCTTCCTTTTCTTTCTTCTCTTTTTCGAACGCTTCTTTTTCTGCTTCAAAAGCCGCCCTTTCCGCGTCGTGCTTTTCTTTTTCTGCAGCTAATCTTTTAGCTTCTTCCGCTACTCTTTTCGCTTCCTTTTCTGCTTCGTCCGCCTTTACTAAGTCCGTATATTTCTTCTTATACTTTTCCTTTATTATTCCTATTGCGGATTCTGCCTGCAAATTAAATTCTTCGAAGTCGTGTTCTTCCAGCTTCGTAATATCGTCTTTCATATTTTCGGAAAACACCTTCGCTGTCTCTAAAGTCATTAATTCGACTCTTTCTTCGTGGTAACTTTCGAAATTAGAAATTTTGTCTAAATGTTCCTTCTTACGAAGTTCTTCTTCGCGAATTTTTGCCTGCTTTTTTTGCTCTAAAAGCGCTTCGTATTCAGTAACGGAATCCTGCTGCTTCTGTTCTGCTGCCTTTGTAATATCTATAAGCTTATTGGCTAAAGCGCGTATTCCTAATTTCTTTCCTTTTACGTAAGAAGTAATATTAGAAATAATATCCTTTTCTTCATTCTGAATAGAAGTTCTGGCAGTTCTTAAAGCTGTTCGCGCTTTCTTAGCTAAGTCGTAAGAAGCAGAATTCTTCGCTTCTATAAATGGAAATTCTTCTAAAACTTTAAGCTGCTTCGCTTTGTAAGTTTCGTAGTTAGCTTCTATATCCGTTTCGAATTTTACTTCGGGCTTTATAACTTCTTTTTCTTTTAAGTTTGTATCTGACATTTTTAAATTATTAAAGGTTTTATTAATTAAGCGTTTCGTCGTGTCCGCAGCTATAATGTCGCGGCTCTAAAAATTCTAATTCTGGTTCGTTGTCTGCTATCCAATGTTCTATATTTTTTGCGGTAGGCGGCGTAAGTTCTTCTGTAGGAATTTCTAAGGTAGCTATTAAGCCTTCTTTTTTGATCGTTACAGAAACTTCTAATTCGTCGATTATGTAGGAAATATCCATTATTCGAAGTCGCTTTCTGGTGAAGGATTTGCAGGGGCGTTTTCTACTGGCATTCCGAAGTCTGTTTCTGCAGAACCCGTTCCGATCGTAGAAGGTTCTACGTAATTTCCTTTTTTGTGAATTACTACCTTAGTAGCGTTTACTATTGCGACGGTCTTCTTCTGCCCTTCGTTGGTTTCGTAAGACTCATAAACCAGGCGCCCGAATATAGTCGCGCTGTCGCCTTTCTGTAGCTTCTGCATAGTCTTAGAAATATATCCGTAGCCGTCTACTGAATGCCATTGAGTTTCTTGCTGCCATTCGCCAGACTTATCTTTGTAGCTTCTGCTGGTAGCTAAAGAAAGACGGGTCTTACTTCCGCCATTATCGAAGGTCTTTGTTCTGGGTTCCTTTCCTATGTTCCCGTTTAAAAATACGTAATTCATTTCGTGTATTATTTTAGGTTAAAAAATTAGAATTGATTAGGGCAAAGATTATATTCGAAATTATTTACATACTTTTTAGCTTTTTCGAAATTTCCCTTAAATCTTTTATTAAAAAATTTGTGGTTTTCGGCTATTTCTTTTTCTGTTGGATTCAAAAACCCTTTTAATTTCAAATAATGGATAACAGCGTCTTTAATAGTTTTCATAAATATTTATTTTAGGTTTAAAATACCAGGAGCCTAAGCACCTGGCTTATATTATTTATTTACTGCTTACTAATGTGATTCTTCCTAAAGGTATGTCTACGCTAAACATACTAAAATATTTAGCTACTACAGGAAGCGCTTTTACTGTTTCGTCGCGATCTTCGAAAACTATGATATTATCATTACTTTTTTTTCCGTCGGAAGCCAGCGTTCCCATAGCTTCGCATTCAGCTAAAAAATCTTCGTATTCTTTTTCGTATCTCTTAATTATCATCTTTAAAATTTATGTGTTTTATAATAGGTTTAAATAATCCTTTTCGGTTATAGTCTTAGTTCTTTTTAAGAAGCTTAAAAAAAGGTTTTTTCTATTAAGCTGATCTAAGAAATATTTGTACTTTTTAGAAGCTACTAAAATCGTAGATAGTTCTTCGCAGTAAAGGCTTTCTGGAATTGGCTTTCGAATAAAGTAAAAGACTTTTCTTTTTTTGTTTATTGAATATATAATTCTATGCTTCACTTTTACAAATATATGTAAACATATGTAATAATGTAGCAAATAACAACATTATAAGCCGAATAACGTAAAAAACCCAGCAAAACAAGCGTTTTAACTGGGTCATTCGTTGAACAAAACAAAAAAGAATTCTTTACCTGGCGTAAATCTCTACTTCGTAGCCAGCTTTTTTTAAATCTCTATAACTTTCTTCCTGGTCTTTTAGGGAATCGCATATTATCAAAATACAAAGTTCGCCCGAAGTATCTGTAGACCCTGTAGAAGAACCAGAAGAAGGCGCAGAAGTTCCACCGCCTTCGGCTCCGAATAAGTTCTGTAGGTCGAATTTCGCTAAGTCATTATAGGAATATAGTTCTTTTATTTTATCGTAGTCGAAAAATAAATTCGTTTGCGCTACTCTATTGTCGGCTAAAGCTAAGTTCTTAGCTTTCTTAGACTTCGCCTTAATGTCTGTTCGTTTTACGTTTACTAAAGTAGTTCCGTCCGTTTCGATAGTTATTACTTTCGTGTAGCCGCTTTCTTTCGCTTTTTCTACGACTCCATTTCCTGCGATTAAAACGCCGTCCGAAGAAGTTAATACTGATCTTCCAGCGCCAAATTCTTCGATAGATTTTCCCAGTAATTCCATTCCGCGCGAAGTATGCTTATTTACATTCTGGGTATCGAATTTTAAGTCCTCTATGTCTGTTTCGTAAACTACTACTTCACTTTTTTTATTTCTTCTTTGCTTTGCCATTTCGTGCGAATTTTAAATTTTGCTTTTGTGTACACCAGCGCAGATTTTCTGCCCTGTTATCTCTTTTTTTTCCGTTAATATGGTCTACATATTTATAAGTTTCTGGGTCTGGGTTTAAAACGTGTTCTATAGCTACTAATCTATGAATATATCTTCGAACAGTCTGCCCGTTTATCCTAAGCGCTACCATATAATAATTAGAACTTACTATATAAGGTTTTAAATACTTCTGTCGAACAGTAAACTTTTTACCGTTAGAATTTATTCCCTGTCGCAGTTCTGATCTTGCTACACCATTCGAAGAAATAGAGTAGGCGCCGTAAGTTTCTATAATTGGCTTCCATTGCATTAAATAATATTAGTTCTTTCGAATTCTAAAACGCGTCGCGAAATTACATTCGTAATAGCTAAACTTAATTCTTTTCCAATATCATTATTTAAAACTTCTAATTCTTCTGTTAAGTTATCTATAGCATCGTCCAGAAACCCTGTTCTCTTATTATTCTGCGCAAAAGAAAACTTCTTAGAATTCGCTGTTGGCATTCCTTCCTTTTTGTGCTTCTTAGCTGTAGCGAAAGCTGCAGAAAGCGCTTCCTTTTCTGTAAGGTTTTTCTTAAGCATCCAGAAAGCCTGTAAGCCTTGGATATATTTAGAAGTTTTTCCTTTCTGTCCCTGGCCAGGTGCAGCAGTACCAGAAAAAGGAATTCGCGAAGCACCTACACCAGCGTCTACATAAGTTCCATAATCTGCCATAAAAATAAGCCCCTGGACTATAGAAGGAAATTTCTTTATTTCATAACGAACAGAATTAGAAAGGCTTCCTGTT